AAGTCCAATGCCGACGCCATGCTTGCCAAGGTCAAGGCTGCAGGATTCAAAAACGCTTTTATTAAAACAGATTAATTACCATTCAATGCTACAGTCCGCCGAGTGATTGATTTCGCTCGGCGGCTATTTTTTATGCATTCGGTACTCAATCCGCCCTCTTCTGTCCTGTGGATGGTAAGAGGGTTCGTTGCCCTCCTGATTGGAGGAAAGATATATGACAGATGAACAGAAAAACCAAATTGCCACTCTACGGCAAAAAGGCTGTGGATACGCAACAATAGCCCAGGCTCTTGGGCTTTCAAAAAGCACGGTCACTTCCCACTGCCAAAGAAACAACCTTGGTGGCATGAAATCTAATTCAACTACACCGGTCGCGCCGGATAATAAATATTGCAAAGAGTGTGGCAAGGAACTGGTGCAGCTTCCAGGCCGGAAAGAATCCAAGTTCTGCAGCAAAGAATGCCGAGTCAAATGGTGGAATACCAACCAGGAGAAAGTAAACAAAAAAGCCATTTATACTTTCACCTGTGCTTTTTGCGGTAAACCGTTCACGGCCTACGGCAATTCCAGCAGAAAATACTGCTCCCATGATTGCTATATCAACGAACGTTTCAAAGGCGGTGAAACGGTATGACCGATGACCAATTCAGGGCCGAAAAGCTGTATCAGGTTTCTCTCTCGCTTGCACAGTCCATGCTTGAAAAAGGCCTCGTTACCGCCGATGAGTTTACCATAATTGATAGAATTCTGCTCGAGAAATACCGCCCGTTATTGGGTACATTATTCTCCCACATACGCTTGACTTAGTAGCCTTTTAGAGTGATGTATAGTGTTGGAAGGAGTGAGTTTATGCGGAAAATAAGCAAAATCGAACCGACTACTCCGGTTATGCCGACCAGAAAAAAGGTCGCTGCGTATGCGAGAGTCTCCGAAGAAAAAGGTAGAGCACTGCACTCGCTTTCGGCACAAGTCAGCTTTTACAGCGAGTACATCCAAAAGCACCGGGAATGGGAATACGCCGGTGTGTATGCAGATGAAGGAATTTCTGGTACAACGGATAACCGCGATGCGTTCAAAAGAATGCTGGAAGATTGTGATGCAGGCAAAATTGATATTGTACTGACCAAATCCATATCACGCTTTGCCAGAAATACCGTTGACCTGCTTGAGGCAGTGCGCCACCTTCGGGACATCGGCGTTGAAGTCCGGTTCGAGAAAGAAAACATTAATTCATTGAGCGGAGACGGTGAGCTGATGCTCTCCATCCTCGCTTCCTTCGCCCAGGAGGAAAGCCGCTCAACCAGCGAAAACGTCAAATGGGCGATAAGAAAAAAGTTTCAACAAGGAAAGCCGAACTCATTTAATATTTACGGCTACCGATGGGATGGTGAGCGTTTCGTTGTTGAGCCGAAGGAAGCCAAAATTGTAAGGCTTATATTCGACAATTTCCTCACAGGGATGTCAGCCGAGCAAACGGAAGTACAGCTTGAGGAAATGGGTATCCAGTCTTACACTGGCGGACATTTTTCCAACTCCTCAATAAGGGCCATACTACGTAACGAAAAGTACACCGGCAATATGCTTCTGCAAAAGGTTTTTATTCCCGACCATATCACGCACAAATCGAAAAACAACAATGGCGAACTTCCTCAGTACTGGGTAGAGGATTCCCATGAAGCCATTATTAGCCTGGAGACTTTTGAAAAGGTGCAGGCAGAGATTGCACGCCGCCGTGAACTTGGAGCCATTGCGAATCCTGCTATCAACACAGGCTGCTTCACCAGCAAAATAAAATGTGGAATGTGTGGCAAGAGCTATCAACGTTCTGCCCGTAGCCGCAAGCGTGACAACTCATATAAGATGTGGATTTGTGCCACGCGGAGAAAAGGACCTGGCTGCAACAATAAGGACATCCCTGAAACAACGCTGAAAAAATTGTGTGCCGACGTTCTTGGGGTTGATGAATTCGATGAGGATATCTTTACAGAGCAAATTGAACAGATCATTGTTCCTGCTCCGGACGAGCTTGTCTTCCACTTTTTTGATGGCAAGGTTATTACTCAACATTGGAAATCCACTGCCAGAAAGGATTGGTGGACGGCGGAAGCTCGTGCAGCAAAGTCTGCATACAGCAAAAAGCATCCACGCAGTTCAGGAACCATCACCTGCTTTACCTGCAAAATAAGCTGCGGTGAATGCGGTCAGAATTTACGTAGGAATACCAGCACTCGCGTGAGTGGAGAGAAAGCTCATCACTGGCGGTGTCCACCGCACTGTGATTGCGGGCACAGCGGCTTAGAAGAAAATCTTCTGAAATCTATAGCTGCTGACGTTCTTGATATCGATGAATTTGATGAGGATGTATTCATTGATGGAATTGACCACATCACTGTGGTTTCCAATAAGGAGCTGCTTTTCTATCTCAAGGACGGTAGCGAGGTTGCACGGCAGTGGCAGCTCAAACGCCGACAGCCAGCGTGGTCAGAAGATCGAAAGAGAAGCCAAAGCGAGAAAATGATACAGGCTTGGAGGGATAAGCATGAGCAAAGCGAAAACAGTTAAAAATATTACAACCATTCCTGCTACCCTCACACGGTTTTCCTCTACGCCAATTAATGAGCAAAGAAAACGCCGTACAGCCGGATACGCTCGAGTATCCACCGTCAGCGAGGAACAGTTCACCAGCTACGAGGCGCAGGTTGATTATTACACCAATTACATTAAAAGCCGGGATGACTGGGAATTCGTGAAGATTTACACCGATGAAGGTATATCCGGTACCAACACCAAAAAGCGCGAAGGCTTCAAGTGCATGATTGCGGATGCCCTGAAAGGGAAGATGGACTTGATTGTCACCAAGTCAGTCAGCCGATTTGCCCGTAACACAGTAGACAGCCTTACCACTGTTCGTCAACTAAAGGAAAAAGGTATCGAGATCTATTTTGAGAAAGAAAACATCTGGACTCTGGATTCCAAAGGTGAACTGCTGATTACCATCATGTCCTCACTGGCACAGGAAGAAAGCCGCAGCATTTCAGAGAACGTCACATGGGGTCAACGCAAGCGATTTGCAGATGGTAAGGTCTGCGTTCCATTCAGTCACTTTCTTGGTTACGACCGAGGCGAAGACGGCAACCTCGTTCTGAATTCCAAGGAAGCCGTTATTATAAAGCGGATTTTCAGTATGTTCCTGCAAGGGATGACACCATACGGTATTGCCAGCCAGCTCTCTGCGGACGGCATCTTATCGCCGGGTAAAAAGGAAAAATGGAATGCCGCTACAGTCAGGCGTATCCTAGAGAATGAAAAATACAAAGGCGATGCCCTTTTGCAGAAAAGTTATACGGTTGATTTTCTTACTAAGAAAAAGAAGGTCAACGAGGGCGAGATTCCACAGTATTATGTTGAGAATAACCACGAGGCGATTATTGAGCCTGCGGTCTTTGAGATGGTTCAGCGAGAATTGGCAAAACGGCAGCCAGGGCACAATCGCCACAGTGGAGTGCATATATTCTCCGGCAGGATAAAATGCGGTGAGTGTGGTAGCTGGTATGGTTCAAAGATATGGCACTCGAATAGCAAGTACCGCCGCATGGTTTGGCAATGCAACCAGAAATTCAGTGGCGATAAGAAATGCCAGACCCCTCATTTGGATGAAGATATCATCATGCAACACTTTGTAGCGGCAGTAAACAAGCTACTCGCCGATAAGGACGAGATTATTGCGAACTATGAATCCATTAAGAATGTTCTTTACGATACCGGGCCACTAGAAAAGGAACAGATTGAGCTCCAGAATGAGATGGGAATAGTCGCTGAGATGATCCAGCAATGCATTAACGAAAACGCCCAAGTTGCCCTCGACCAGACAGAATACCAAAAACGGTACGACAGCCTAGCCCAGCGTTTTGAAGCCGCCAAGGCGAGCTTGGAAACGGTCACTGAAAAGATTCGCGGAATGGTAACCCGCCGTAAAACACTCGAAACATTCCTTGCTGATCTGAAAAAACAAGACGGATTGATTAACGATTTTGACCCTCTTCTATGGCACAGTCTGATTGATTTTGTCACTGTTCACGAAAAAGCTGAGATTGAGTTCACTTTTAAGAATGGCACTGAGATTTTCGTTTTATAACAATAAAAAACTCCACTTCGTTCATTTTATCCAAATTAACGAAGTGGAGTCTTTAATTTGAAATCCTATTAGTCAAAAACGACAAGCAGATCAAACTGGCGAATGTCGATCCTTATGAATACCAGGTCATCGTAACCAATATCGATTATCTGACATGCCAATCCCATTCACTGGCTGGAATTTCTACTATTTCTCCGGTTGTTAAGTGAAATTTAGTAATACCGAAAATCTTCATGCTTTTGTTGAATCCTGTGTAGAACCCGGAAGCACAATCGTGAGTGACGGGTGGGGTGGATACAATGGTTTATCTGAAAAGGGTTATGCACAAAAAACGCAAAAGGAAAAAACTGGTGATGATGATAATTTGTTGCCACATGTCCATACAGTGATTTCACTTTTGAAATGGCTCTTAGGTACTATGCAAGGTGCTTGCTCTAAAGAACATATCTTCGTACCCCCCAGTGCTAGATGGGAATTTATAAAAAAAGTGCCAAACAAACTACCATTGGTCAAATTGTCGATGAAGCGATAATTGCCATTCGTTAGCCAGCGTGTAATTGGAAATCTGAAGCTTTGACTTCAATATGTCAAAGATGGTTGAGTCAACAGTTTCATCGAATTTACGGGCAAACAGCGCATCACTTGCTAATAGAAATTCAGTGTCGTTCTCTGTGAAGGTTTTTGGGCGCAGTTTGATGCTTCCACTTTCTATTAGAGATTTAGTGTCGTTCGCCGTGAAGATTTTTGGGCGCAGTTTGATGCCTTCATCTGGTATCCAGACAATCGCTCTTTTATCGTCGTTTACAA